CGTAATCTCGGCCATGCAGCGGCACACATCGTAGGGAGTGAAGAACTGCCCGGCGTGCGAGTTGCCCAACTCGCACATCATGTACAGCGAACCGAGGAAGTCTTGGTCAGGATTCTGCTCCATACCCATGATTACCTCTCCCAGCATTTCAGCCATGCCCTCCCGCTCCTTGGAGGAGTATTTGGAAATGATGGTCTGATACGTCTTGGTACGCTCCGGGGCATTTACCTTGTCGGTGCTGTTCGAGATCTCGATGGCCGTCAGAGTGACGAAGTCCTCCCAAATCTCCCAGCGGCTGTGCTTTCCAGTCAGGCTATTGAAGAGTTTGAGGAAGTTTTTCTGGTGGTCATCACGGATGCTGCGTGTCACTGCTGCCTTTGCCATGGATTATTCCTCCTCGCTGTCTGCCTTGGCGAGGTAGTAACGGCCATCGTAGAAGTCAATCACGCCGGCCGTTTCCAGTTCATCCAGCAGAGCGATGGCCTTTTCTGCGGTCACACCCATCTGCTGTTCCAGCCTGGCCTGCGTGATGCCGTCGTTCTGCCGGGCAATCTCGGTGGCCTGCGTCAGTTCGTCCGAGGTGGGCTCGTTCTCCTCGTCATCCTCGATTTCTTCCAGCGGTTCGGCCTCCCCGGGGAGATTCGGGGAATCAGGCTCATTTCCCCGGGGCGCATCCTGCTGCCCACCGGATTCCGGGATGTCAGGCATCTTGTAGCCGAGGGCTGCCAGCTTGCCGCCCTCAACCAAATCCCGGAAGAAAAACTGGAGCCAGAGGTAGTGCATATTCTTGAAGATGTTCTTGATTTTGTTGAACAGGGTGTCGGAGATCGTGAATGTCTTGCTCATGCGGTAGGTCAGGTTTCCGTCCTTGACGGTGAACAAGATGGATGCGCCCGGCGAGATGTAGTTGTCCTCGGTCGCTTCTTCCAGCATCGACATCTGCTCACCAACGCCGCCCAGCGGACGGATAACCAGCTTGATGGGATATGCGTTCTTGATGAACACATAGCTCAGGTTGTTGGCCTCGCAGATGCCCTTGAGTTTTTCACGGTAGACTGCGAAACGTGCGGATTCAGACAGAGAATTATCCATGACGAAGCTCCTTTCAAGTAGCTTTTAAGTAGTCGAAAATTTATAGTCGTTCTCCCGGTTCTCGATGGCGGTCAGACCCAGTGCGTAGGCTGCCCACACATCAGCCTTGAAGCCATAGAAGAAATCCGGGGCTTTCTTTGTGCCCTTGCCGTTTTTCAGGTCGTGGGCTGCAAATCGGTCAATCAATGCCCGCCGGATGGCGGTGTCGTTGGCTCGGCTGTCGTGGCAAATGTGCTTTTTCTCCTCGATGCGGCACATCATCCGCACCGAGCACCGGGACGAAAGCACCTGATAGAACCGGCCGATCCAGACCGTGGTGTCGAAAACGTCCCGACCAACGGACATCCCGTAGGAGGCCACCATTTCGATGACCGCCCACCGCCATCCCTGCTTGGCAGCCGATTCCAGCTTTTTCAGCAGTTCTTCGTTGTCGATTTTTCCGAACTCCAGCGGTCGGAGCGTTTTCTGGTCAATCACGCAGTAGCCAGACTGCACATTGCCGGGGTCAATAGCGATGATGGGCATCACAGGTACGACCTCCCAAATTCCTGAATAAACCGGGCTTCCGGCCAGCCGTAGTGTTCCATAGCCTTTTTCTGCGCCCAGCGCTTCAGCCGGAGATCAGCATCACGGTTGTTGTGGATGGCAGTCGGGCCGTTCTGATGGCACCACGGGCAAAGCGTCACCCACAGGCCCAAACGCTTGCTCTTTGCCCGGTAGGCACTCCCGAAGTACACCTCATGCCGTGCTGTACCATACCGCCCGCAGATCAGGCAGACCGGCTTATCATGCAGGATGCTGGGCGCATAACCGTTGGAATCCAGCTTTTCGCCGTACTCATTCAGCGGCATCCGTCTCACCTCCCGTCACAATCCAGACCTTGTGAGAACCCCATCCAGACCACGAAATCGCTTCCGCATGGGTACCAACGGCCACATCTAAAGCATTTTCCTTGATGAGCGAGCCGGTATCCTGAACCACCCTCATCCCTACGCCCTCAATCAGAATGACCGTGCCATAGGGAAAGATGCTGGTGTCTGCGGCCACCGTCACGCCCGGCTGAACCTTGGCACCGCTGGATGTGATGCCCTGCCCCTCCCCGCAGATATGCGGGTATTCCTCGGAGCAGTAGGCCGTGCAATGAAACTCTCCTGCGTATGTAAGGGCAATGCTCTGATCTGCGGCAAGGGTGTCCGTGAGCTGCTCAACCTCGGTCTGCATCTGCTCAATGGTTTCCTTGCGCTCCACGGCCTTGTTCATCCAGTTTTCTTCCCGGCTGGCGTAAATGTCCCGCTCCATGGTTAGTTCGTCCACCCGGCGGGCATAGACCGCGCTGGCAAGAGCACTTCCGGTAAAAAGACTGACCGCACAGGCCAGCGACACGATAGAACGAAGCTGCATTTCAACCTCCAATCTGAGCTTTTGCCCCGCTGGGCAGTGCCGGGGGCATCCGATCCGCATCCTTGGCAGCATCCACTGCCTTGACAAAACCGGGCTTGACGTACTGCAAGAGATCCGCATTGGAGCGGTCAAGGGCATCCACCAGCCCCGCCGGGGAGCCAGCCCATTCCCGCACAGCGGCAGGCAAGGCACCGAAGATGCTCCTGTTCTCTGCCCGGAAGTCCTCTGCGGTCAGCTTCCCGGTGGCCGTCACCAGCCCGCCATGGGTGGCATAGTACTGGTTCCGCTCAATCTTCCGGGCGGCAACGATGGCCTGCGTCCACAGGTCGTTTGCCGTAGGCTGACCGGCGCTCTGCAACTTGCGGATTTCTGCGCACCAGTCAACCAACAGCTGGTTCTGATACCGGCACACCGTCAGCGCTTTTGTCAGAGCCGCCGCGGCCACATCATCCGGGATGTCTTTGAGCGCGGCGGCGTAAATCTGCGACCGAGCCGTGCGCTCATCGGTAGAAAGCGGCCGGCCGAAGTAGTTTTCAATCAGTGCCAGCGCATTCTTCAAACATTCAACTGTCATCCTAAACCTCCGAAAATTGCATCATAATCATCCTTGGCGGAGGGCTTTTGCTGTTGACCCGCCGGGGGATTGCGCCGCTCATCACGGGACTGCACATCGCCAATGGTTTTCACGCCCTCATTTTTCCATGCTTTCAGGATGCCGTTGACGTAGTTCCACTTGCGAATCCCGGCCAGTGCAGCCTTTTTGATAGCCAGCAGGATGAGGTCATCCGTGAAGATTTCCCGCCAGCCCATCAGGGCATCACTCGCCGCCGGGGGGAAGCTGCCAATGTTGTCCTCGAAAGAGCGGATGATTTCAGACAGGCCAGCATCGACAGCCGTACTACCGTTATCTCTTACTCTTTCTCTGTTCTCTATCTCTTTATCTTTATCTTTCTCTATCTCTGTAGGGACATTTTCCCCACCATCACTGGACACATTGTGTCCACTTGTGTGTCCAGTGTCGTGTCCCTCTTGTAACTCCTTGTTCGCAGCATTACTACGAATTCTGCGATTTTTTGCCGCCCAGTCGGTTTCACTGCCAATCATGTTCTGATAATCAGAGATTGACAGCGTCCCGTCCGGGTTTTCAAAAATCAAACCGATTTGTTTATAAACGGTCAGAGCCAGACGGACGGTTGACAGAGGAAACCACTTGCATTCCCTCTGAATCTTTTCGGCATCGTAGGGAATAAGCATTTCTCCGATTTTGGAAACCAAACAACCGTTTGTGTTGATGGTCTTGAGACACAGCATTTGATAGAGAACAACATAGTTGGCACCGTCTGGCTGGCTCATAAGATAGTCAATTTCATCCGATGACATGAAACTATCTTTGAGCTTTATCCAGTAGTACCGCTTACCAGTTGCCATCAACGAACCTCCTTAGAACGGCAGATCATCGGCATCATCCAGAACCGAGAAATCATCGTCACTGCCCTGAGAAAAGCTCTGGCTGACCTGAACATTGCCGGGATGATCGGCCGCCCCCTGCCACTGCTGGCGCTGGCTCTGGGTGGCGAAGCCCATCTGCTGGGGCTGCGGCTGCTGATTCCGATAGGTGGCCGGTGGCGGGTTCGTCCCGCCATCATCCACGGTCCCCTGCTGGTTGTCCTGCTTCGGCCCCGCAAAATAGATGTTGTCCACCACGAACTCAATCGCCGTGCGGTTGTTTCCGTTCTTATCCTCATACTGCCGCGTCTGGCAGCGGGAATGAACCACAGCGGCGCTCCCCTTGCGGAAGTACTTGCTGACGAACTCCGCCGTCTTGCCCCATGCGGTAAAGGTGAGCCAGTCCGTAGGACGATGACCGTTGGCATCCACCATATCCCGGTCAACCGCCATGCGGAAACTTGCCACCTGCTTTCCCGTCTGGGTGGTCCGCAGTTCAGGATCAGCGGCGAACCGCCCTTGAAAATCACAGTTGTTCAGCATCGGTCAACCTCTCTGCTCCCTGCGCGTGCATCGCCGCCAAAGGTTCAACCATGCCCGGAATGACAGGGGCAGGAGCTTCAGCGTCCAATTCCACCGAATGCAACGCATCATGCATGTTCTGAACGAACTCGTGAAATGTGTACTTTTCCGTGGTAATCGTGCAGCTTTCCAACTTGTGATAGATGATTTTCAGCTCCGTGTTTGCTGCCAGCAATTCCTTGTACTCATCCACCGGAATTGCAATAACTTCCGGTCTTGCGCCATATGTATTCATAATTTTTCCTTTCCGGTCATTTTGACCATTCTTCTTTGTAACGAGCCAGCTGTTCCGGGGTATCCGTCTGGATGCCCAGTTCCTTGGCTTCTTCGATTGCGCCGTCCACAAGACGGGCAAATTCCTTTGAATCCATCTTGTGGCTTTCCTTGTAGACAAAATAGCAGGAGTAGTCTTTTCCGTTTTCCTGCCGGGTTTCATAGAGCCGGACATAGGGGTAAAAGTCGCTGGGATCTACGGTCGGCGGGAGTTTCAGGCCAACAGGCTTGCCGTCCTTGTCGCGGGCAAGCGCTCCATACGAAACCACGAGCCGCCGCTTTACTGCATCCTCGCTCTCGCCGGTCTCCGCAGAAATCTTGTTGCACAAGACGTGGAAATACGCATTTGCTGACAGGCTGCGCTTTTCCCTGTGCTTTTTGATTTCCACATCCAGAACCGGCTCCTTATGGAGCTTGTCCCAGATTTCCCGGAAGTCGCCGTTGATTTCCAGCGTGACCCGTTGTTTCCCGCCGAGGGTAAAAGCCATGTCTACCAGCCGCCCGGTCATGTGACATCCTCCTTGTCCTGATGGCAGTGCATATAGATATAGGCGCTGTTCGGCCCCATGTTGGCGTATAACCAGTCATTGATCTTGGCAAGGCTCATGTGGTTGTGCAGCACGCCCAGCTCGTAAATGTACTCACCGTTCAGCTTTTTCTCAGCAATTTTGGCTTGGATTTCTGCGTCATCGTAGTTGGCTTCCACCATGTACAGGTCATAGTTTGGAGCCGTGATGCCGTTCAAATTGTTCATGTCTGTGCAGTAAAACAGCTTTCCTGACTGGAGCCAGACTTTCCACCCGCAGTTCGGAAC